GCAGCTGATCAGTAATATTCCATACATTGAGCTACGCAGTGTGTGTGGGAGTTGCCGTTTAGCATTCTGGCGATCATCGCTCTAGTGACATGGCCTTTAACGTTTTGGGTGGTTGGGATTCTGACTTACGCGAAATGCATCCGATGCCGCAATAAATATTTCGGTTCTGAAAACCCAACGGTCATAAAAAAATCTCCGAAACTGGTATGCAGAATGCGACAGGAGGATTCGCCGTGGCAAAACAACCAAGGCGTAGATGCAAGATATGCCGAGAATGGTTCCACCCTCGCAGCTTCAACGAGTGGTGGTGCAGTCCAGAGCACGGAGCAGTGTTCGGCATACAGGAAAGGGATAAACAGCGTCAGAAGGCCATACAGAAAGCAGAAGCGCAACGCAAAGAACAAACCGAAGCCGAAAGGCGAAGTCTCAAAATCCGCAAGATAGCCCTCAAGACAAAATCAGACTGGAACAAAGAAGCCCAGATCGCTGTTAACCGGTTCATTTACTGGCGCGACTATGGGAAGCCATGCATCGCCTGTGGCAGGCCGCTTAACTACGGAGTCCGCGGCGGGGCAGTTGATGCCAGTCATTATCGTTCCAGGGGAGCGGCACCACATTTGCGCTTTAACGTATTCAACAATCACGCCGGATGCGTCCATTGCAACCGAGACCTTTCAGGAAACCTGATCCCCTACCGGATAAACCTCATCGAGAAAATCAGCGCTTTCCGCGTTGAACGAATCGAGCACGACAACACCCCACGGAAATTCGATATCGCTTACCTGCAGCGGGTGAAAGCCATATTCACACGCCGGGGGAAGCATTACGAAAAACTCCGCAAGAGACAACAGGAGGCAGCCTAATGTTCACCAATATCCCCGCGGCAATCGATGAGGCTAGATACCTGAAGGCAACAACTGGCCATTGCCATGCTGTCATCCAACGGCCTGGCGGAATAATGCACGTCATCAAATGCCAGCGTAGAGGCATACAGGCGTTATACACAACGAAGCAAGACAGATACGGAACGGTTAACACTGAAGAGGTGGCAGCATGAAGCCTGACATATGGCAGCAGTTAGCGCAGGCACCGCGCAAGAGTTACCTGGGAAAGGCAAGAAAGCTAACTCCAGTGCAAGACAGGTGGATCCGATCAGTACTTCACGTATGGGGGGAATATGCCGGTGGGAATACCGCACCCACATCAGCATGCGGTGTTATCGGTCGGTTGATGATATCTACCGATTGGGACGACAACAGTGGCGCTAAAATTATCAATACAGTAGAGCACCTCTATAGCAATGGATATCGCGGAACTGAACTGTTCCTGAAAGCCAAAGAGATCATCAACCCTAGAAGCTCATTTGCTCACATCCTGCGTCTCGCCAAAGAAGGGGAAGAGGGCAAATATATCGACGGTGTAATCTGCGAAGCGTTCAGTCAGTCCAGTCCGATCCGTGCTGTAGCGATTAAGTATTATTGTGACCGAGAAGAGATGCAAAGTATCGCAAACTATCTTAATCGTGTTTATGCGCCGGGATTAACGCAGAAGCAATGCATTGATCGGGTCAGATGGTGCAGAGAACTATTTGGTGAGGTGATGTATGCGAAGTTAGCAGCTAACGTGTCGCTAAAAAATGAGATATTGGCGGCATAATGCAAGATATCGCAAATAATATTTGATTTTGAGTTTTGGAAGTGTATATTTGCTATATGCTCGGGAGCGTAAAGCGAAGAGCGGCAGTGACGAGGATTTAAGTAAACAGCGCACACCGGATATCACATGGCGTTCTACGCCGATAAGCCTTGAGCTGAAGCACTGCCAACAAACAAAGAAGCCCTGGCTATAAACGCCGGGGCTTTTCTATTTCAGGGCTGCGCAAATGCGTGGCCTTTTTGCATTTCAGCCCCAGCCAATAGCGACACACTCCGGCACCCCCATGTAGCCAAATCGTCTACGGCTGCGGGCTGATTCCTATGACTACAGAGCACAGCCTACAACCGTAGGAGGTGGAGATTATGAAGATGGATGAAAAGTACAGTAATGCCACCTACGGCAGTGCTGGTCTTACAGCCTTCTTTGCCAGCCTATCGCTACAGGACTGGGGTTTCATCATTGGCGTGGCCTTCAGTATCGCGCTGGGTGTTTTAACCTACCTGCTGAATAGACGTGAGCAAATGAAGAGAACCAGGATACTGCAGGACATCCTAAATAAGACTAGTGCTCATAACCCGTCAGCCACAGCGCAAGTAATTGCAGAGCTTGGAGCCAAAGCTCCGAAGGAAATCTGATGACCAGCACATTGCGAAATAAAATAGCTGCTGCAATAGGTGGCGGCGCGATTGCTATCGCCACTGTCATGCTTTCGGGGAATGGCGGATTGGAGGGTAGGGAGTATGTAGCCTATCGCGATGTGGCTAACGTTCTGACGGTCTGTGATGGGCATACTGGCAAAGATATCACCCCGCGAAAGCGATACACGGACAAAGAGTGCGACGCGCTTCTAAAGGCCGATTTGCTGCTCACTGCCAAGCGTGTTGACCCATACATCAGAAGCGATATCAGCGAAACGCAACGCGCTGCGATTTACTCCTTTGCCTACAACGTAGGTGCCAAGGCATTCATTGATTCCACCATGCTCCGCAAGCTTAATGCTGGCGACCGGGCCGGGGCATGCAATGAGCTACATCGCTGGATTTATGCTGATGGCAAAAAGTGGAAAGGGCTGATGAATCGCCGTGCTGTTGAGTATGAAGTCTGCACCTGGAGCCAGAGATGAGCGCAATAACCTTCATCATGGCTAACTGGAAAAGTCTGGCTCTGTTTGTCGTGGTCGCCGTGTTTCTATCAGTTTGCTGGCTGGCGAGCCACTACCGTTCCTCTTCCGAGCAGCTAGCCAAAGAGAGAACCGACCTATTGGCACAAGTAACCAGCCAACAAGCCATCATCACCAAACAGATTCAGCAAGCCCAGCATTTCAACACCATCGCCGCAGGAGTCGAAAGTGAAAAGCAACAGACCACTGACACCGGCGACAAAATCCGCGTGGTGTACAAAACCAAGATGGCAAGCTCTCCCTGCGCTGTCGTTCCTGTTAGCAGCGATGTCTCTAACGGGTTGTACGACCACGCCAGTAAAATACGTAGCCGCCCCGGTGACACCAATCCCGGCAAGCCTGACCGCTAACTGTATTCCTCCGCTACCAGAACAGCCATTAACCTACAGTGGCGCTGTTATCTACTCTGACCAACTGCTGGACGTGATTGATAACTGCAACCGCGACAAGGCGGCCATCCGCAAGATTGAAGCTGAGAGGTCCAAGTAATGTATAAGTCTGAAGATGGCAAAACACTTATCTGGTATGGGGCGTCGCTGTCCACTCCATACGAAGGTTGGCCTTGTTTGAGTAATAGCGATATTAAATACGAAGTCCCATTGACTACCGGGTTATTGTCGAATGAGCAAGTCGAGCGGCTGAATGAGGGGTAAAAATGACGCCTGAACAATTCACTTATTGGCTTCAAGGGTTTGTAGAGCTGCACGGCGAAATGCCATCAGATGCTCAATGGCAATCCATTAAGGAACATCTGCAGACTGTGTTTGTGAAAGTAACTCCCCAGGTTGGAGGTGGAGGTTCTGGCATTGGTGCATTATCAGAGCAAGAATTCACCTTACCAGGTTGGTTGCAGCAGAAGGCCCCAATAGCAATTACCTGTTAAGTGTAAAAGAAGTGGGTAACAACGGGACTGTCTCCTTAGTAAATCCCGCATCGGTGTCAGAGCTAAGCTACCTGACCGTCCGCTCCACGAAACGGAGCATGCATTGACAAGGGAGTTAGTCGGAACGGCGGCAACTGCCAAGAGTAACGCATCGTGAAATATCGCACCTTGCCGTGACAGCGCCTGTCAGCTCCCTGCTCAATGTGTGAATTCCCCTCGACAAGGAATAAGACTGTGTAACCCTGCAGGAGGTGATCACGTCTTGCTGGCGGGTAAGCCGCAAGTGGCCTAGCAACTCTGACAAGCGTGGCAACGCTGCGAACCAGAATCTACATAAGTGTTGACGGAGGTTAAATGGCAATTGGCATCATGACATACAAGGTATCACTCAATCCGGGAATGAAGTGGTTGCTTGCCATCGCATCAATGCTTCATTGGGATTGGTTGGCGGGCAAGTGCTTTACACGCGAGCTGCTTACTGGCGATACGGTTGATTTATAAAATTCCTTTAAAGGCACTAAATAGCGCCTTTTGCAGAGTTTTATGTAAGTTTTCTGGGTGCATGGTATCGCTTTTTACGAAGGTGTATCTCACCAAGGTAGAGGAATGTTCTAAATGGCTAGGCCAACGAAGTATCAGAAGGCGTATGCCGAGCAGGCTCGCAAACTGTGCTTGCTTGGCTATACCGATGACCAGTTAGCGGATTTCTTCGAGGTCGCGGTATCAACAATTCAGAAGTGGAAGCTTGATCACCCTGAGTTTTCGGACTCCATAAAAAAGGGGAAGGCCATTGCAGACGGAGATGTAGTAGATAGCCTGTATCAACGAGCAATGGGGTATGAGCATCCAGAAGACGATATTCGTGCTGTAGAAGGCAAGATTGTTATTACGCCAACTACCAAGCATTACCCGCCAGACACGACAGCTGCCATCTTCTGGCTGAAGAATCGCCAGAAAGCCCAGTGGCGCGACAAGCAAGAAATTGAACAAACCGGCAGCATCACACACAACATAATGCCAGTCCCGACATGCAGCAGCGCTGACGAGTGGGAGGCAGCCGCACAGCAACAGCAGAGCGAGGTATTAGGCAAATGAGCTACAACGTAGTTTGGAAGCCTTTGCCAGGCTCTCAGTCGCTTTCACTTAGCTGCCCGTGTGATGAGATATTGTTTGAAGGTACACGCGGACCCGGCAAGACAGCTGCGCAGTTAGCTCGCTTTCGTCGCAAGGTGGGATTAGGTTATGGGACATTCTGGCGTGGCGTCATATTCGACACCGAATACAAAAACCTCGCCGATATAATCACCCAATCAAAACGCATGTACCGCCTGTTTGGAGATGGTGCGCGGTTCCTCAACTCTGCGTCAGAACTTCGCTGGGTGTGGCCTACTGGTGAAGAATTACTGTTTCGCTTCGGCAAAGAAGAGAATGACTACTGGGACTATCACGGTCAGGAATTCCCTTTCATCGGCTTTAACGAGCTGACAAAACAACCCAATGCTGATTTCTACGAGTCGATGTTCTCATGTAGGCGTTCATCATTCAGGCCGCAGGATTACCCGCTGCCAGATGGCAAATTACTGCCAACCATCCCCCTTGAGATATTCAACACGACTAACCCATTTGGTATCGGTCATACATGGGTTAAGAAGCGATTCATTGAGCCAGCGCCTCGAGGGACGGTGCAGCGTGCAAAACAAATGGTGTTCAATCCTCAGACCAAGCAAGAGGAGGAAATAACACTTACACGAGTAGCGCTGCATGGTTCTTATAAAGAGAATCCGTACCTCGACCCCGTTTATATTGCTGGGCTGATGAACATCAAAGACCCGAACAAGCGTAAAGCTTGGGTTGAAGGATCATGGGATGTCACCAGCGGCGGCAGATTTGACCATCTTTGGAATGACGCGTTACACGTTATTAAGCCTTTCACTATTCCTGATAGCTGGACTGTAGACCGGTCCCATGACTGGGGCGAGTCGAAGCCATTCTCCAATCTGTGGTGGGCTCAGACAGATGGTACGGAGGCAGTGTTACCTGACGGTTCTAAGTTTTGCCCGCCATCAGGCTCGCTCATCCTCATCGGTGAGTGGTATGGCTGCCCGCCTGATGAGCTGAACAAAGGCCTCAACATGTCATCTACCAACGTCGCAAAGGGTGTTGCTTGGCTAGACAAGCGCCTTATGGGCGAAGAGGTAGATGAGCCAGAGGAAACTAAAGGGCAGGGCCAAATGCATATCATGCCTGGCATCTGCTCAAGGGTTATCCCTGGCCCCGCTGACAGCGCGATCTACAACACTGCTGACAATGAGCTATCTATCGGGCAGAAGATGGAGAAACAGGGCGTTAAGTGGCTTGAATCGAACAAGAAGCCCGGATCTAGAATCAACGGTGCCTCACTCTTTGCCGATATGCTCGAAGCCGTCATAGAAGGCAAGAAGACCGAATCAGGAATTCCTGAAAAGCCTGCTCTATACGTATTCGATTATTGCCGCGGCTGGATAAGCCGAGTCCCAGTTTTAGTTCGTGATGAAAAGAACCCTGATGATGTGGATACCACGCAGGAAGATCACGACTGGGATGCAACCCGATATCGCGTTCTGCATTCACCTAAGCAGACAGGCGCATTCTTCTTCTAAGGAGCCACTCAGTGAGTGAAAAAAACGACGAGATGGCATTTCTCGTGAATACGCTCGCCGAGACATTATCAGCGGGCCGCCAGAGAGCCCTATATGCTGGTCTCGGGAAAAGTGGGAACACCAAGCGTACTAATATCTGGGCAGAGTTTGGATATCCTGAACAGCTTAGCTTCGATAGTTTTACAACGCATATGAACGAAACGCG